AATTTTTATTAAACACCCAGTTTTGTATGTATTCCTCTTTGTTGAACATCATGTCGTCAAAATTATATATATCGAAATCTTTAACAGCCAGAATATCAAATAAATTTAAATTGTCATAAAAATAGCCTAGCTTGCCAGTATTACCTGACACCGAGAATATTAAATTATAATCACTGGCACCATCTAGTGAGGGTGCTGAGCCAAATGCAGTGAGCCTGTCTGCGGGAACGTCGTAATTGTACAGATACAACAAGTATTTGCCTACAGTATTATAGGGGTTATTAACTAATTTTTTAAAAACGTTTTTATTTGTAAGAAGATAGAATATATTGGTGTCAGACTGTGAGAATATTATCTTTTTTAAATATTCGTCATTATCTAGAATAGAAGTAAAATCAAATATGCTCTTATCTGAAATGCTGTTGTTGTACCTAAAAAGCTTCTTGCTCTCTGTTAATACATATATGTTTCCATTTGTATCAGCACTTATATCCACAGGAAATGCAGAGAGAAAATCCACATAAAGACGGTAGGTTGCTACCCAATTTAAATTGAGATCGTATTTCTTAATACTGCTGTTGCCTGAATCCAGGACAAAAAGATCTTTACCATCTGTTGTCAGTGATAACGGGTTATTGAATTCTGTCTTTGAGAGAAAGCTACCAAAATTACCAACTGAATCGACATAGAACAATCTGTTTTCTGTTACATTATTGCCTGTAGTAAATCCAGAAGCGTCATACTTTGAGAGCCTATTCAGCTTGGAATCGAGTACATATAAATAATCTTGTGCAACTGCAAAAGCGGTTATATTGGAATAATACACACCATATCCAAGCTCCACATCAGATTGTGTGAATATATTGTCAATATATGATGCATATGAATCAAAATTAAACGCTCTTATGGTTGTACCGTTTGTTGTGAAGGCGGTATATTGATTTCTGTCTTTATTTTTTACCATTGTCATGGTATTGGTGCGATCTGTGCCAGCCAATGGCGTGTCATTGGAGATGGAGATGAATTGACTGGTACTTAGATTTCTTTGCCATGTGAAAATATTTGAGCCTGCAGATACACCAGCAATGGCAGTGGAAGAAATGGGAATTACATTGGATGCAAGGTTGCAATTTTTATACAGATATAGGTAATTGTCATACAGATGTTTGAACTTTAAATTTAAAAGACTGCTTGTTGCTGTATCATTGGATTGAATGCGTATGTCGTCAAAACTGTACGGCAGATTCAACTCAGCACCCAGATACCGGTCGTATATTAGATTTTGCTCCAAAAATGCTGCTGAAATATCCATCAGTTGCTCCATTTGATACTGTTAATTTTTGTATAAACTGGAGCGGTATTTTGAATAATCTTGAGCATACGCTGTTCTAATGCCACTCTCAAGCTTGGATCTGTGATGCTACTGTTTCGTATGATGAGGTTAAATAGAGTAGATTTTGATCCTGGTATGTTCATTTTAAAATATCTTTCTATTTCCTCTATATAATTACGCCTGCCACATGCAACATCAAAGCTTATATCTCTAATGTCCATGCTTTTGCGTGCATGCATGAGTATATCGAATGTGTATAACGGTGTATCATAAAGATAGAAGTTTTTTACTATGAAATCATCCACAAGGAATGATGTATTTTTGAGATATTTAAATAATGGCACGGAAAATGCATAGTTTGATGTGCCAATTAAGAACGGTCTGTGTACTATATTGCTAAACTTATATTTACGTGGTGAGAATTCGCTAAAGCCTTGTTGTTGTCCGTCAACAAAGAAATGCATGTAACCACCATCAGAGTCAAATCGCACAGCAAAATTGTGATAGCCCGTATCAAGAGCAGAAAGATTGAAAAGAATTTCTGCATCAACAGTATCATTGGAATCGAAGACATTTGTTAGTTTAGCTTTAATGTTAAGGTTTTTGTCGCTATACTTTTCCATGATAGCTGTTCTTAAGAAATTATCGTTAGTTAGATTAGCACATGTGTTTGCATTAGAATACCCGCTTGATTGCGTGGACGTGAATTTAGATACAAGTGTGCCATCTGGTAATAGTTGTTTGAATAATAATTTTCTATTGTCTGTTGTACTGCTTTTTACAATTAAAGCGTACTTATTATATTTACCGTTATCAAAATTTGCTGTAAAATTAATTTTATAATTTGTATATCCGGTATCATCAAATGCGCCAGATAGAATAAATTCGCGATTAGCAGTATATTTTGCAAATGAATTGTTATTATATAATATCCATAAATTATTATCAAAATCGAAATTAATATCTTCAATTTCTGTAGTAGAGCTAAATGCTGTGGTGATGGTTTGATACACATCAGAAACATCTATGTCTTTCCATCTCATGACAGTCTTGCTATCTGCTAGAAAATATATGTCATTATCAGAGCGTACCGCTTTAATGCCAGGTGTTAGATACATCTTATTGTTTTCTGGGTAATATGTGAGTGTTGTGCCTGTTTGCTCTGATACACTGTACGCTACAACACGAGGATATTTTGAACGCTGTGAAGTGATGTCTGTTATTTCATTTGATTTGAAATTTATAAGATTTATTTTTTTACCGCCAAAGCCACCATTGTTTAATAATACATATGCATATTCCTCGGTATAGTCGACACTTACAACACTGCCTATCTTATCGCCATTGGGAGTTGAAGATCTTCGGGTCTCGGCATACGCAAGATTGTATCGTCTCAACGTATTGTCTTCCATTAATAGATAAAAGTCATTTAATCCCTGTTGTCGTAACACAGCTTTTACATTTGCATTAAATGTAAGATAATTAAGTGAAACACCTTCAAGATTTGTAACCTTAATTGCACTTGGTGAAATAACAAACAGGGTGGGTGTAACAACATTTTGATTAAAAATACCAAAACCATCCCGGTCATAATTACCTATGAGCTGATATCCAAAGGGCGTTGACCAGTCGCGACTATACCCATCAAAGATTAATGTAAATTGATTAGAAGCTTGAATAGCTGATAGTGTTGATGTCGAGGCATACGTTTTTCCATTGAATGCATATTCTGTTGTGTTGGTACCAGCTGCATAAACATCTGACTCGTCATAATATTTGTAGTTAGCAAAATTCATACAAATTAAATCCTCTGAAAGTGATTTAATAAAGTTATTGACATCTTTTGGTCCATAGTGATGGTATGCATAGTATGTTCCTTTTTCAAATATTAAATCTGATGGTTTATCAAACACATCAACGTCTCCTAGCAAATCAGCAGCTTGAGCTTGCAAGCAATCAAATAATGAGATATATTTTATTGCAGTAAAATCTGATCCAGTTAATGCTGCCATAAATGGTATTGATTTGGGGTTGTAATATCTGTCCACCCATATAGGTTTTGTTTCGATATTAGGACTACCAGAGAGCCATGCGCATAAAAAGTCACCAGAGGTTTCTTCTTTGGTATCACCAAAATATGACGTGTACTTATAATCGGCTTTTTTCTTAAAAATTTTATCTGACTTAAGCGGGTGGTCGCCAGCAATTGCACCAGCATCAACTAGTCCTGAGTCTTTGATATTAAGCTGTGCAAATGGATAAAAAATTTGAGGAATATGAAAATAGGTGATTTTATCGCGCTTTAAAATTATATTGGTCGTGTAACTTTCATAGTTTAATGCTATATTATCGTCACCGTAGCTTTGATTTGAACCGGTGAACATGTTTTGGTATTCTCTAAACTCTATATTATCTTCATTAAAAAACGGGTTGCCTCGTGATTGCTTGTTTTCTGCTGTGTTGGTGTTTTTAAGAGATATGATATTGAGATCTATACTGCTGCCTGAAACATTGAAGTATTCATTATGCAGTAAAAGATTGGATGAAATATTATTGTAACTTCGATCTGTGTTTACTAATTGTGAATTTGTTTTAAAATCCCGTTGGTAGCACAACCACGGATCATAGAGTTGTGTATCATTAGGAGCAACGTTGCGTGATTTTACTCTAAAGATAGAAGAAACAGAATAAGGCACTTGGGTGCCGGTGACCGGGTTCACTAAAGTTAATGCTTGCCCTTGAAAATTAAA